TTATTCGATCTTCTTGAACAAGCGTGTATCGTCCTATGACGGTGAAACCTATATGAAGTATCGTATGGGTACTGCGCCTCGTTCAGTAGTTGCAGCCGGTTACGCCGCTCTTCGTGCTTAAAGAGCACTTCATACTAACGCACTAAGGCGAGTATGATTTTATCCCAATGAACGAATTGTAACACATATCGTATCGGACGGGTTAATATAAAAGGAGATAGTGTGTGGATTTAGAAGCCTTCGTAAGAAAATCATTTATTCCTTCCGGCTTGAGGAACACACAAAGGGTGATGCCTTAATACATCCGTGGGGGGTCATGGTTAACCCCCCAACCTTTATAAATGGAGAATAGATGAAAGTGAATACGCCAAAGATTTTCTCTATGAAAATAGAAGAAGTAGCAAAAGAGAAGGGCATATCTCATATGGATGCCGTTCTTTGGTACTGTCAACAAGAAGGTATCGAGCCTGATACCGTTAGTTCCCTTATCACAAAGGGATTAAAAGAAAAGATCGAAGCAAACGCAAGGGACTTGAATTTTTTACCTAGACAAGCACAATTACCGATATAAACTATGCAACCCATTGATGCCTATCTGCTGTATTGTGCGTTAAAGGCACATTTCAGTGATACAGATTATGATTTTTTCAAGTACGAGGGTAAGACTCGTATAAAGAGGGATTCTTTCTATAAAAGGAAGGATAGGATATTCTTTGTCAAATTAACAAGGATTGAAGGTAATACTACTGAATACACTGATATATTAAATTATCTAGTTGCAAATTTCACTAAACACCCTAACGGTTACGTTGCACAATTTTCCAAAGAAATTTATAAAGATTGGTTGTACAGAAAACATAATTTCTATACAATATTTACTGATGAGATGAGGCCTCTAGTCAAGGACTTTGAACCTCTTTTTAATGTGAAGAATAATACACACCCCAAATTACTACAGGAGTATTTTGGTAAACGTGTATCCTTAGAAACTCTTGTTATCTTAGATCAACTGCTAGGATACGGTGATAAATGGACTAAACAAATGAGCGGAGATTTTTTATGGGATGATGTAAAAAAACTTATGAAAAATTACAAAGGGTTCTTGACAATTGATGTCAAAAGGTATAGAATACAATTATTGAAACTTATAGAGGAAGGAAATGATGGAAGACCTTGAAGTCACTCTTCATCTGGACGGTAATCCAGATATCAAAACCGTTGCTTTTCAAGAGCAAGAGATCTCTACCCTTAAAGCAAGGGTAAAGGAACTAGAGTTTGACTGTGCTGATTTACAGAAGCACAATGAAACTCTCATGGAACGAGTTAAGAAACTCTCCATGCAACGCCCGAAAGGGTACAACCCTAATCGCCGTTTCGGCAATAAGGGTGTAAACAAAAAGTTTAACGGCAAAAGAGGTTAAACTTGAGCGGGTATCGTATAATGATATTACCTCAGATTTCCAATCTGATGACGGGGGTTTGATTCCCTCTACCCGCTCCAATAGCCTCTATAGTTAAACGGTATAACAGTTGATTTGTAATCATCAGTTCTTAGTTCGATTCTAGGTGGAGGCACCAGTTTTGGGGATATTATGGAAGTTAAATTAGTAGATCATATGGGTAGTGACTTATCAGTAGTCAATGCTGCTCGTGTATCTTTCGCAAAAGAACACAAAGAATTTAATGAAGTTGGTGATACAAAACTTATTAACTTTCTCGCAAAACATGACCATTGGAGTCCATTCGGACATGCATCTATGCAGTTTCATATTAAAGCACCAGTGTTCGTTGCTCGACAATTGGTAAAACACCAAGTAGGACTAGTGTGGAACGAGGTATCTAGACGTTATGTTGATGATGAACCAGAGTTCTATAATCCTACACAGTGGAGACTTGCAGCAGAGAATAAGAAACAAGGTTCTTCTGATGAAACTATTGAGTACCATCTTGGTTCCACGTTAGAGTTTGTTAAGACAACATACAATAATATGTTGAAACTAGGGATTGCACCAGAGATGGCTCGTATGGTTCTACCACAGTCTATGATGACTGAATGGTATTGGAGTGGTACACTAATGGCGTTTGCAAGAGTATGTAATCTACGATGTAAACCAGACGCCCAAAAGGAGACTCAAGTTGTTGGATGGGGTATTGACAAACACGCAAGGGAACTCTTTCCCGCCTCATGGGAAGCCCTTCGGGATGAATAAAGCATTACTTATTGGTAACGGACAATCTCGTAAGTGGTATTGTCCTAGTCACCAGTTAATTACTACTCCTGTAACTACATGGGGGTGTAATGCTATCTATCGTGATGGTGATGTAGATCACCTTGTCGCAGTAGACTATGGTATGCAACAGGAGATTTATGACTCAGACTATGATGGTAAGTGTCACTTTGCACACTGGAGTCCAGTACCATCTACTGTAGCAGAGATGATGTTTATGGGATATGATATACCAGATGCATTTATTCATCGTAGTAATACTAGGGGTGAAGAATGTGTGATACAAGGTAAGGATCCAAACACATTACAAGAAAAGATTGAGATTGCAATCCAGATGAATCCACAGTTAGACATTCCTGATTTAGTAAAAAAGATGGAAAAGGATGTGGGTGTCTGGATTACATATCTAAAAGAAGAAGATAACGTAGTACCTATTGACTATCCTGTAGGATGGAGTACAGGTAATACAGCGATGCACCTAGCTTGTCAGGAAGGTGCAGAGGAAGTGTTTATATTAGGTTATGATCTGTCTTCATATGATGAAGATTTGAACAACCTATATAAAGGGACAGACAATTATTTGTCTGCCGACGCCAGAGGGTTTAATTCCACTAATTGGATGAACCAGATGGCAACTGTCTTTGGAGAGTTCAGTGATACACAGTTTTATTGGGTTGATAGACAATTCGATGAAAAACTGTATTTTAATAATGTAAGGGACTTGACAAAAGACGAATTATGCGATATACTGCATATACTTTAACATACGATAATATATCTTAACATAAGGAGAATACACATGTCGTTAGCTGCATTAAAGAAGCAAAACTCTCTGGACGCACTGCTCGGTGCCGTTCAAAAAGAAAATCAACCTCAAGAAAAGAAGTCCTATGTGGACGAGCGTATCTGGAAACCAGTAATGGATAAGACAGGTAATGGTTATGCCGTTATCCGTTTTCTTCCCGCTGTGAAGGATGAATCATTGCCTTGGGCAAAACTTTGGAACCATGCGTTCCAAGGACCAACTGGACAGTGGTATATTGAGAACTCTCTCACTACCGTTGGACAGAATGATCCTGTATCGGAGTTGAACAGTGCATACTGGAACTCTGGTGTAGAGTCCGATAAGGAGATTGCTCGCCGTCAGAAGCGTAAGTTGTCATATTATGCCAACATCTATGTCGTAAGTGATCCTAAGAACCCACAGAATGAAGGAAAAGTTTTCCTTTATAGGTTCGGGAAAAAGATTTTCGACAAGTGCATGGAATCTATGCAGCCCGCCTTTGAGGATGAAAGTCCTGTCAACCCATTTGATTTTTGGGAAGGTGCGAACTTCAAGTTGAAGATTCGTAAGGTTGATGGTTACTGGAACTATGATAAGTCAGAGTTTGAAGCACCAAGTCCGTTGTTTGATGATGATGAGCAACTTGAGGAAGTGTGGGGTAAGCAGTATTCCCTAGAGGAATTCACAGCGCCATCCAACTTCAAATCTTATGATGAATTGAAAAATCGACTAGACTTGGTTCTTGCTGGTACAACTACATTGACAACAGCAGCCGCTACTGCTGTTGAAGATGAACCTGTAGTATCTACTGTTACTGTGGATACCAAGGAAGAACCCGCTCCAACTGTCGCAGTTTCAGATGATGATGATGAGGATTCTATGTCCTATTTTGAGAAACTTGCAGCGGAAGAAGCATAGTCTTTATAGACAACGCTTCGGAAAGGGGGAACTTCGGTTCCCCCTTTTTTTATTAGAAATCATGTCTGGAAGCCAGAAGTCTAGGATCTTCTGTCTTTGAACCTTTACCCATGAAGTATTGACTTGTGTTGACGTTAGTATTACCAGAGTTATTAGCAACCTGTGTTTGACCTGTTCCACCAACTACATCAACTTGTTCATCCATTTTCTTTACAACTGGATCTATAGTAAGTGGTCTTGGTAGTACTTTTGGTGTTGGTTTAGCATACTGACTAAGATTTACAACATCACCTTTCTTCTGCTCATATCTTGTTTCTATAACTTTTGTTTTATCATCACGGGTGCCTATCCAATTTTCTGTTTTATCAGTATACATGGCTTTATATGTATCACCAAGATTTTCTGCTTTAATACCTGATTTAGCATATCGTTCCATTAATATTTGATCAATCTGCTTCTTCTGCCTTCCCCAATCTGCGCTTCCCATGCGCTCGGTGAATTCTTTAGTGGAGGCATCAGTGATGAGACCTTTTCCACCTCTACGGAAGTCAAGCCATTGAGTTCTAGCTAGATTACTTAAATATGACTTATCTCTCTTTAGAATACCCAAATCTCTTTCTCTTTGAGTTCGTTTAAAATCAAATGGGCCGCCACCAGTTGACCCAGTAGCTTTTGCTCTTCGATAAATTCCTAATTCTTTTGCTTCGGCAATCATGCCGCCGGCATGTGCATCCTCACCGGCATGTTTAGTACTCCAGCTCAGGCGATGATCCCAACCGCTCTTCTTTGAGTATTTTTGTTTGAAGGCCTTTATTTTTCTCTGTAATTCTACATCTTCTGGACTCAAGGAAGCAGACTTTACCATCTCATACTTTTCTTTGATACCTGCTATACGAGCCATTGTTCTTGAAGCTTGAGAATCAGCAGTAAAGAATGTACGTTTCTTTTTCTTTGGTTCCTCTGTCTTGCGTTTCCTCAGCCGCAACTGATATTCACTCCATAGCTGCAAGTTGTCATCTGTATCGTCAGGAAAGTCACCATGTTTTTTATGTAATTTATCAAATTCCTCCTTAGAAAATGTCTTACCTGATGTAAGGGATTTTTCGATAACACTGTCAAGGTCTGTCGGTGGAACCACGGGAGTTTTCCATTCGCCCCTCACATCGCTTGCTGTAGTGGTTGAGTATTGTCCACCATGTTTCATTCGTGCAATTAGTCTGGTAGCTCGATTTCCAACCTGACCTGCCCATTTTGATTGGGCCATTTGTACTCCTGCTCCCTGCCAATCTCCACTTTGTACTGCACCTCTTAATTTCTTAAATTTATTCAATCCACCCTCACCCATATTATAAGCCATATTGGTGAGCACTCGTTGTCTGTCCTTAGTTAAACTTTTCCATGTACCTTCTGCTCCCTTATCAGCAAATCTCTGTGCAGCAGCTTGAAATTTTCCGTATTCAGCTTGCATTAATTTACTTGCTTCTGCTTTTGATAATGTAGATTTACCACTCTTTAAGTCTTCAAGAGATTTATTAATACCAGCTTCTTCTAATGCTGCTTGAGCACCACCCCTTTCTAAATTAAATCCATATCCAATTGTCTTTTTACCAACAGTGTCCAAATAAACTGATTTTCTATAGCCTTCGTCTATTTTTAATTGGTCTAAGTCACCTTCGGGAATAAGTGGCGTTGCTGGAATTCTTCGTCCAGTGGGAGGAGGTGGTTGTACTCCACCAATTTGCGTTTTCCTTATTGTAGTAGTTGCTTTCTTGTATTGAGCACCTTGTCCACTAACTATGGTTCCTCTCTGATCACCCAAGACAAATGTAGCACCCGACTTACTTACTCTTGCAAGTTCTATTAGTTTGTCTATAACTTTGAGGTATCCATCAACATCTGATTTTTTAAGAGGTTTTAGTGTTAGTTTGGTCCAATCAAGGTGTCCTACTTCAGTTTTGGACAACTTGTCAAACATTTCAGAAAGATCATCAAGACTGTTACCCATAATTGAACCGAAACTACCCAAGTTATCAAATATTTCTATCCAATTTTTTCTCGTATTATCATCTAAGGTTCCTAGTGTCATATTTCCAATATTTACCTTATCCCAATTCACCTTTGACATGTACATAAACATTTTACCTAGTGCGGCAGCTGGTCTAATAGCTTTTCTATCGAACGCTTTAGATATTCTTTGAATTGCTTCTATAACTAGGTCAAGTTGTGGACCTTTGATAAATTTAATGAAGTTGAAAACTCCAAACAAAAATGATTTAAATGCTCTTCCCATCAAGTCAACACCAGGCGCTGCTTTTGCAATCCTTTCCAGTTTCTTAACAGGATCAGATGAGAAGAAATTGGTAAATGCATCTGCGATACCAGATAGTAGTCCACCAGCAGATAATGCGACAAATCCTGCTGCCATTGCCATCAGAGCAGGACCAGCAAGTGCTAGGTTTTGGAACGGTACTTTTGCAAGTTGTTTGAATATATTACCAAATTTTTCTAATGGACCCTCTGCAATTTTAGCAGCTGCGGCAAATGGAATAAGTGCAAGTCCTACTGCACCGATTGCTAAAGCTCCGGCAAATAACAAGGGAGACATTACACCAGCGAGAGCAGCAAGAGCACCAAATCCTAGTACTGTGGTTATCCCAACCCCAACTGCTTTCCAACTTACTCCAGTAAATGCTTTCATCGCTTTAGAGAATACCCAAACACCAGCGGATAGGATACCTAGTGCAGCAGCACCTAATAATACTTTAGGATTCCCTAAGAATTTAAGTCCTGTAGCAATACCCTTAAATAAACCCATGAAGAATCCACCAGCACCTTTACCGATACTCTTCATTGCAGCACCGATATTTCTGGAACCTCTTGCAAGTGATTTTGTCCAACCACCCATTTTACTTGTACCGGCAGGAGGTTTTGCACCACCTAAAGGTGATTCTTGCATCTTTGGTACTGGCATGGATCCGGCAGTTTTTTTACCAAATACTCCACCTACCTTATCTTTTATACCACCTACCTTATCTGCTATACCAGCACGACCAGTTTTTGTAACTAATGCTTTAACACCTTTGGCAAGAGCCTTTGCACCTTTCCATAAGAGTAGAGGTTTGAACGCCAAAACAAGCAGACCAAGCATAGTTGCTACCTTTGTGAATATACCAGCATCATTCATTAACCAATTAATCACACTCGCTGCACCATCAGCAAATGTTTTCCATGCATCTGATTGAAATAGTCTTATAAGTGTTACTAAACCAAGAGCAGTTAATGCAGCTATCAAACCGCCCTTTGCAACTTTGAGGGCACTGTCCCTCATTTTCTTCAAACTATCCGTCATACTTTGAAGGAATTTGTTTGTTTTCTTACCTTCTTTATCCTTATCACGACTCTCTTCTACCTCTGCTGAAGTTTTACCAGCTGGTTGACCAGTGTTTGTTCCTGGCGGAGAAGTTGGATCGTTCAGTTGAACCGTACCCCAATTTGATGTATCTAGCATTGTTTTGGGTAATTCAATTTTTTGAGACATCATTTGTTCTAATTTCATGCCGTCAATTTGCATTGATTCAGTTATGGCCTCAACCATCATATCGCCATGTGCTGTGATCTCATCCACCATCGCCATAGGAGCTCCCATAGCTCCTCTGATACCATGTACACCTAATCGCATATCATTAGTGATCCCTACCAATTCACCCATAAGAGTAAGTTGTTTGATAGAGTGCATCTGTATTGAATTGAAAACAGACATTCCCTCTTTATGCTGCTCACTAGTATTTTCTACAATCTTATCTTGATCTTCATTCCGCTGCGCTTCATGTTTTGCAGCTTGATCCATCGACTTCTTATTGGTATCATGTTCAGTACCGACTTCTTTTTCGTGATGTTGTTGTGCTTTGTCACGATCTAATTTGAACCCAAGAAGATTACCAAAGAAACTTTGCCGATTAGACATGTCAGACACTTGATGCTCTGCCAATTTTGACATGTTATCATTTAAGGTTTTGAGTGCCTCAGATATACCTGTTAAATTTGAATTTAACGTAGATTCACTGTCGGCCAGTGCCTCTTTAAGTTCCGAAATGGAATTCTGAAATGATTGTTCGTCATATGCCATTATTTTTTACCTTTAGGTAGCGATGCACCAGGCTTACCGACATATAATCCAAAGAACGCAGCACCAGCACCAACGATGGTGGATATAAACATCGCTTGTGCATTGGTTGGATTGGACAAGTGCATGAACCAATCAACAGACGCATAGAACGCCCAACAGTATGCGAGCATCACTATTCTAGGAATGACACGAAACTTGTCTAACATTCCAGCTGTCTTGTTATACCAAGTTGGTTCTTCATCTCCGTGACTAGGAACGATGTCGGACTTCTGTAGTTCGTATTCCTTCGTAGTCTCTGTTACTTTAACTGTATCGTCTGCCATTTTGGTTCTCCGTTTTTTATCTACGAGCGTTTTCTGCTTTGATACGCTCCTCTTCTTCTTTTAACCACTCAACTAGCAAAGTCACATACACTTCCCTCTCCCAAGGTATCATGTTTTCTAAATCATACAAAGAATAATTATGATGCTGCATTAATGCAAAGTTAGTTCGATAATAGTTCTCCATGTTTTCATGAGAGAGGGCTATACGAAAAAATCATCAAATCCCGATAAGGTCACCTCACTCTCGACTTCAGTATTAGGGTTCTTCACCTTAACTTTATGTTCAAGTTTAGGCATGGTAGTAAAGAAATCATTGATATCGTTCAAGTTCTGTGTAGACATAGAATCAATAAACTCTGTTAAGTCCTTATCAGTGATATCAACCTTTTGATGAATTTCTTCTCCATGATGAATTCGTTGAATACAGGTTTTAATCATATTGAACAACTGTTCTGTATCATTGGTATCACCACCTTGAATACTAGAAATATCTTTCATAGTAGGATATCCCATATACATATCAATTTCGTCTGTCAAAGCAATAATGGGGATGTGATCATCATGTTCCACTACCTTGATGCTTTCAAGTTCAATTTTTACAGGAACTACTGTCTCACCATCATCTGGACAGGTTACTTGTAAATCAATTTGCTCACCAATTGATTTACCACGAATATTGATAAAAAGAAATTCAAGATCAAATGAGGGAATAGACCAAGGATCAACTTTTCCAAAGGTACACGTTTCAATTGTATCTGCGATTGCTTTTTGAATCATTGTCATGTCGTCTGATTCTTGTGCTATCATTAACACCTTTTGTTCCTTTACCAGAAAAGGACGGTATTCTACTGTTTCACCTGTAGATGGTAATTCCAGTTCATATTTGTTTGTATTAAGTTTAGGTAACGCCATAATTTATTCACTCCTTATAGTAAATTTAAGACCCGATGTTATTGGTGCTATGGTTACATCGAATCATCTTGATCCTCATACATGTCGAAGGTTTTCCAATATCGAAAAGCGAAGGATACTTGTGTTTTAATAGGGTCGGTTGTTCTTGCAGATGATAATTGGATAGGACCTAAAGTTTTAGGATAAACCTCAAAACATCTAATTCCATATGATGGATACCAACCATAGCTATGTTGTCCTAAGACAACTATATCTAGTTCACCAATATAGTCATTATAATATTGTAAATTCCAACTGCCAGTATTGTCAAATATTGTCTCTTGCCATGCTGCAAAAATTTCTCTACATTCCATAGTTTTTGTTTCTAAGAATTGAATTGTAATCTCTTCTGCATAACTTACACCTTCTGGTACTTCTCTTATAGGACCATATATATTTGGTTCTGGAAAGGATGTTATAGTTCTACCAGCAAGATTGACTTCCGACACTCTGAAAAGCAAATCTTCTGTTAAGTCTCTCATAATACCAGCACCTACACCGTTCATTAATCTTGGCCATCTGCATTGAACGGTATATTTATTAGGAAGTACTATACCTTTTTTTTGAATTGATTGTAATAACGGTTGAATTGGTGAACCAGACATTAGATTAATTTCCTTGAGTCGCTCCAAACAGAACGAGCTGATGCTTTTCTGAACTGTTGAACAGGTAATAGGGTCGCAACTGTGAATTCATCTGCATCTATACGTCTAAATCTTGTTTTTACTTGTCCTGCTAGATATCTGTGTATCGTAGGACGAACTTCTCTTATATTTTTAACTGCACTATAGTCTACTGCAAGAGTAGTACTTTCATCAAAATTGGTATCAGTAGAGAAGTCTACGAGTTTATCCAAGAGTGCCATTCGTAATCCAATAGGTAAATAATGCATATTGATACCTAAAAACCCATCAGGATACGCTTCCAAGGGTAGTACCAAGGGAAATGTATCGTAGTATGGTAGTGTCTTAGCATGTTTAGGACCATATACAAACATATTTAGTCTACCATAAAATGGTGTACCCGATTGTTTACCATCTCGTATCAACTCTGATGACTTCGGTGTACCAAACTCACGAATTTTGTCACGAAACCATGCAGTAGAACGAGGACGACCCTTCTGCGCTGCAACTACACTCTGTATGTATTTACTCTGTGCCATGCTATTATTTATAAGAAATCTCAAGATGGTCTTCATTAAGAATCTTGAATTCCATATCATTATTCTCACACCATTGAGTGGCGTGTTTCCATTTTGCTTCGTTTATACCCCATGTATGTACTTCTCTGAACCATTTACGAGTTTTTCTTTTGGGTTTGGTTATAGGAGGCTTGCATTGCGCCTTGGGTTTGACTTCAATGATAAATTTCTTTATCAACCCATTGTGTTGTTTCACTTTTATGTAAAAATCTGGAAAGTATCTGTGGATTTTACCGTCCCAAGGAGATAAATAAGGTATGATGACTTCTTCACTCCCCCATTCAAGTATTTTAGGATTTGTATCACAATACACCATAAACTTGCGCTCCCATAGGGAACGGTATACCACTTTCTGTGGATCACCCCTATATTTCTTAGGATTCTGTGGAATATATCGACCTTTGTATGCCATGATTATAAATACTTTTAGAACTATTTATAGAGGATTGAATAATGGCTGATACCGATACCTTCATTTTCAAGTCAACTAGGGATCTGCAAAGTAAAGCAGGCGTAGATGGAGTAACAACATCTAATATTGGTGCTCATAAAAAGGGGATTGCTAATATTGAGTTGAAAACACTTGCCGGCTTTGCAAAGAAGCATGGATTGGATGTTAAACAGCTCATCAAAGCGCAAAGGGGCGGGAACCTTAAAGATTTTATAGATAAAGAGCGAGAATCTGAGGACTCCTCATCATGGTGGCACTTGAATACAGATGCAGACACTATAATTAAGGAGTTGAAAGCCAAGATTGCGAAAAGAGTAAAAGAGAATAGGTCGATATTGGGTCCGACATTTTCAAAACAAAATCCTTCAGGCGAACTTGCAGAAGTTGAAGTCAGAATTGCGGATATAAAGAAAGCACGGCAAAAGAAGAATAAGAAAAGAAAAGAAGTTTTAAAGGACAGAGGTATTTTCAAGACAGAGATATTACAATATCCAAATACAGTTGCAGCGAGGGGTGGCACCCGTGATGGAATTAATGCAACAACGGGGTCGGGACACTACATAATTTTTTATATCAATGCTTCAGCAGGACCACAAGCAGATTCCGCCGCACTAGTTAAAGCAGAAGGTGAACGAGGGAAACTTTTAGCTAAAGTTAATAAAAATCGGGGTGGAAAGCCACAAAACACAATAGGGTTATTTACTAACAGTTCTAATGATACAGCTGGTGTAAAATTTGGAGTAGCTGGAGCTAATCAACAACGTACTCATAATGAATTGATCGGATCTGATGCGGCAATAAACTCTGGACAGTTTGCAAATGCCAGTTCTTCTTTATATGGTGAGTTTGTTAAAAATTCTATAAGACTTGGTACTGCAATTGCATTGTATATGCCTAACCAAGTTCAAGCAACATATAAGTTAAACTATGCAGATGATGAAGCAGGAGCACTATCAACTGGACTTGCAGAGGTGTTTAGGGGAATGAGTGGTGGTGATACAAGTCTTACAGGTGGACAATTCACCAGAATGGCACAAGGTGCAACCTTAAAGGCACTAGAAACTGCAGCGCCTGGTGCCACAAATGCGTTGTCTGTTGCAACTGGTAAAATTCTTAATAATAAAATGGAACTTGCATTTAAGGGTATAGGAAGAAGGACGTTTAACTTTACATTTACATTTACCCCACATTCCCGTGAGGAAGCAAAAATAATAGATACGATTGTTGCCAGATTTAAGTTTCATTCTCATCCAGAATTCCTATCAAAAAGTAAAGGATTGATGATGACTATCCCTGATACTTTTGATATGCATTATATGTATAAGGGCGCTGAAAATTCATTCTTAAATAAAATTTCAACTTGTTTTCTTACTGCAATTAATGTACAATATGGTGGAGATAGATATACCGCCCATGATACGGCACTTAATCATCAAAATATTTCTGGTTCGCCTCCCACAAAAACTATTCTAACGATGGAGTTTCAAGAACTAGAAACTATTACAAGAGAACGAATTTCAGAGGGATACTAATGACCTATTTTTCTAAATTTCCTGTCCTTGGGTATGATTCACTTGGTAACAAGGAATTCAAGGTTGCCCCCGATATAATGAGGCGGGTTAGAGCTCGTACCAACGCACTACTCAATACTACAATGTTGTTTAAATACCGTGTTGTGGCAGGAGAAACGCCAGAAAGTGTTGCATTTGATTTTTATGGTGATCCTAGATTGCATTGGGTAGTACTACTTACAAATGATATTATTGACAGATATCATGGATGGCCATTGACAGAGAGACAGTTTCAAAATTTTATTAACGACAAATATTCTAATCCTAATGCAACGCATCATTATGAAATATCCCAAACTTCTGGTGATGCTACAGTTAAAATAAATATAGGTACAGATAACACCGACTATCCTAGTGCAACTGCGATTACCAATTATGAATATGAATTCGATAGACAGGAGAAATTAGGATTGATTAAGATTCTAAAGGAAGAACATTTAGGACAATTTGTTGATGAGTTTAATTCACTAATGCAGTCTGGATAATACTATGGACAGAGAATTACAATATGCAGGCGAGTATAAAATCCTTAGTTTAAAACTTACGAACAGGGCTGGGACTACAACTGTTGATCTAGAACCTGTTATCATAGAAATAGAACTTATTGAGGACATGGAGTTATCTGGTATATTTGGACATTGTTCTATCAGTGATACTGGAAACTTAACAAACGAAATCCCTATAATTGGTGAAGAAAAATTAGAACTTATTATACAAACACCAAGCATAAAAGGCCTTAGTCCATTTGAAAAGAAAGAATGGAAACTTGATCCCGAAACACTGAAAGATACAAGGTTTGATGTATATGCCCTTGATTTTAGGGTACATTCAGAGAATTTCTCTCAAGCATCATATTCCATTAAATTTTGTTCACCAGAAGTGTTGAAGAATAATAAGAAATCAATATCCTACTCTCTTACAGGTAGTGCTGAGGAAATGGTAGAGAAAGTTTTCAAAGACGAATTTCAAAGTGCCAAGAAATTTGAAACAAGTGCTACTGAAACACAAAAGAATATCATAGTTCCTAATCTTGATCCTATTTCTACTATTTTATACATCAGTTCGGTTTCAGAGGATGGACAGGGAGACCCTTCATTCAAATTTTTTGAAAACCACGATGGTTGGCAATATAAATCATTAACAGATTTATATAAGCAGCCTGCAATTTGGGATTTTGGAATGATGTCCGCTGGACTAACTTCACAGAACTTGTTTGCTCAACTACAAAGTCTGACAGGACAGAACATGAGACATAATGATAAAATGTTAGATATCAAGAGAGGGGTTCTTGGTTCTACGTTGTTAGTGCATGACATTTATAATAAACGGTATTTAACTAAGTCATATGATTATAGTGAGTCCTTTCAAAAAGAGGGATTTTTGAAAACAGGTGACCGAAAGAGTTTACCTATATATTCAAGTGAAGAGGACTACACAGACAGTCGAACTTTTTATCAAACTATGAGTATTAAAGAAGAAGGTGGTAAACAATTTAATGGGTTATATAGTGGTAAACATAAGATACCTAATGAACTCGCAAAGAACCAAACTTCTCGCCGGACTTCCAGAATGGAACAATTAAACCAAGCATTTGAAATAGAATGTCAGGCTCCTGGCAATACCAGTTTGACTATTGGTAAAATTATTAACCTATTTATTCCCAAAGCAGTAGACTCTAAAGATGAAGAGTATGGTTCATTTGATAGGTTCTTCCAAGGTAATTTTCTCATGACTAGAATTAAACATGTTTTTGCTGCAGAAGGAAAAGAGCACAAGGTATATATGCACATGGTAAAAGACAATCAGATAGTGCCTGTTAAGAAATAAGGAGAAGTATAACGAGATAACATTTGTCATGTAACTTAAACCATTTATGCAAGGAGACATTGAATCATGTCAGGTAAAACCAAAAATCGTATTAAGAAGATGAACTTTCAACTCCAAAATAGGACACACACTCCGCTTAGTGAAGAAGATAAATACCATATAGAAATGTTAAGTTACAGACAACTCGTTAATGACGAACAGATAGGAAACGATAATGATCGACTTTCAAGAACTACAGGAGGGTTTGCAAGACCCCAATATATTTAAAGCTTTCTTTTTAGCTGGTGGACCTGGCAGCGGTAAGTCATTCGTTGTCAGGAAAACCACTGGCGGTTCTGGATTGCGAGTAGTCAACTCTGATGATATTTTTGAGAAGATGTTAACTGATGCTGGACTATCATTGAAGATGCCTAGTTCTGAAGAGGAGCCACGGGATAAGCTTCGTAGTAAGGCAAAGAAGATGACCCAGAGGCGTCAAGACAACTATGTTGAGGGACGCATTGGACTTGTTATTGATGGTACTGGTAAGGACTATGATAAGATTGCAACACAATCTACTCAACTCAAACAGTTGGGTTATGATACACATATGATATTTGTCAATACCACACTGGACGTTGCACTTGCCCGTAATGCAGAACGAGCTCGTAGTGTACCAGAAAGAATAGCAACAGAATCATGGAAAGATGTACAGAACAACCTTGGAAAGTTTAGTCAACACTTCAGAGGTAATATGGTTATTGTGGACAACAACGAGGTAAAAGAAGATGATGGTATGTTGTTCAATAAAGTATTTAAGCAAATTAGAGGTTTGTTGAAGAAGAAGGTACGCAACCCAACTGCACACCAATGGATATCTCAACAAATGAAAGAAAGAGGTATTACACGCAGACCTAAAGGATGGTAAGAATGTGACTGAAATAGTATATAATGGATACACAAAAGAAGAACTGAATCGACAATATAATATGGGACTAGAACCGTATATGCCTGATGGTACGCTCAGGACAATGCATGGTCGTCCACAGTATATGAAAGACAGTGCCATAAGGAACAAAGAATTCTCTGAACACTGTATTGAACTGTTAAAACCCCAAGAAGATATACCATATTGTGACGATCACCCTAAACAGGTGTTCGACTTGTACGGGGCAAAAGGTGATAACACTCCTTTTGTTATTATGTTATCAGGTGGCCAGTACATGAGAGGTAGAAGTAAGGTATGGAGTCAGTGGAGCATGAAACTCCTAGATGCTGGTATATCCTTTATCGACTTAGATCACCCACAAATACCAGACACTACACTACCAGACATGGTTGATAATGCAGAAGATTTCTTGTACTGGATTAAAGATGAGGCCCATAATTATGGATTAGATAATACTAGAATAATGGTAGCAGGACACTCTTCTGGTGCAAGTGTAATGTCATCTGCGCTAGTTAGACTTGCAAATGATGGTAACTCTGATGGTATCAAGGGTATGATGATGTTAAGTGGTAATTATGATTTGATAGGACCTGCCTTATCATTTAGACAGGACTTTCT